TGCAATGACCTACGCACGGAGATATGCACTCGGTTCAATCCTAAACTTGAACATTGACGATGACGATGACGGAGAGAAAGCAATGGGAAGGCAGTCAGCACCCAAGAAAGAAGAACTCACACCCAAGCACAAGAGTTGGGCAAAGGCAGTTGAACACTTGCAGACAGGTGGACTGATGACCGACATCACCACGAAGTTTGAAGTGAGCGAAACAAATCAGAAACTTTTAATTGGCGAGAAATGAAACTTCAACTTCCAACTATTCACACTAATTTGAACGAGGACGATTGGCATCAATTGAGAAGCTCTCGTTTCACGGCATCTGAAATTCACAAACTGATGGGTACTCCGAAAAACAAATCGGAGTACCTGTCAGAAACTGCCAAGACATTCATCTTTGAGAAGGCAGCGGAGTATCTGACCGGTCAAAAAGCGGAGATGTATGGTCGTGCTTTGGACTGGGGCAAGGAACACGAGAAAGAAGCGTTCCATTATTTCTCTCAGCAGACCGATGACTTTTACACATACTATGGTGCGGAAACATACACCTTCATCACTTATGGAGAATGGGGTGGATATTCACCTGATGCACTTGGCACACACCTGGTTGAAATCAAATGCCCGTTTAATTCGGGAAACCACCTGCAGAACTTCTTCATCACCAACAATGAGCAGTTCAAATCCAAACGCCCTGAATACTATTGGCAAGTTCAAATGGGTATGGTTGCAACGGAGATGACTGAAGCGTTGTTCTTGTCGTATGATCCACGAATGCCCATTGGCAAGAAGCTCACGCAAACTTTGATTACTTTGGAGGAGGACATCCAAGAAATCATTGACGAGAAGTTGGCTGCTGCTGGAGAACTATTTTTGTCAATTACTAAATAAATCGTTCGTTCACCAACTCAACTATAAAATAAATTTGTTATTATGAAAGTTAATTTGTTATTTTGATTTATGGATTTGATATTCTTAATCGTAATCACACCCATCACCATTGCGGTGATGTTCGTGTACTGGAAGTTGAAACAATACTTCAATGACTTTGACAACTTGCCTGAGGCATCACCGTATGAATTTGAACGGGACAACTACATCCCCGAATTTGATACCTACACGAAGGCAATCTATAAACACAAATTTTACAAAGGAAAAAGCAAATGATACAAAACTACTTAATTATCGGAATGGCAATCTTATTTGTCATCACCCTTCTCCAGTTGCACAAAACAACCGAACGAGAAGATGAGCTACTTGAAAAAATCTCAAACAAGAATCGTTTGATTTGGGATTATGAAACCGAACTACTTGAGATCAGGTCAAAGATTGCGGAAGCAAATGACCGTGCGAAAACTTGGGAACTACAAGCGAACTTTCTAAAAGAACTAAACGATGACAAAAATAAAAGCACTCGTGGTAAGAGCATCAATAAATGAGATAATCAAATGGCGTGTCTACTTTGCCGGAGAACTTCTCGCAACCTTTGAGAACGAAACGGATGCCATCTATTACGCAAACTTTATAGACCGACAATGAGCGAACGATACGCATTGATTTGGGCGATTGCAATCCTTCGTGATGACTACCAATATACTTGGTTGACGATCTCCAAGAAGATGGGATATTCTATGACAAAGGTCATCCATTTGTACAACCAAGCGAAGCCACACTATAATTTGGAACAACCAAACGAATTCGCTATATTTGTAAGAGTAAACGGGAGTATTGCGGATTCCCATCGTTACAAGATTTTTGCCTTATTAGAATGATCGCACCGCAATTGCATCATTTTGATAGGGCTTTTTTTATGCAAAAAAAATGGAAACACGACAAGAAATATGGAAGGCGATTGCTGATAGCAATGGCATCTACTACATCTCCGATCACGGGAATGCAAAAAGTTTTAAGAATGGTAAGGAGCATATTCTCAAACCAGGAAAGGGAGTTAATGGTTATTACACAATTGGAATTATAAGGAACGGAAATAAAAGAAAATCAGAATACATTCATCGATTAGTTGCACAAACTTTTATTCCAAATCCAATTTACAAAAAACAAGTCAATCACAAGGATGGTGACAAAACAAATAATCAGGTTGACAATCTTGAATGGTGCACTGCAAAAGAAAATATGCGTCATGCTTGGGATATGGGATTTTATGAATATAATCGAAAGGTAACTATTCAAAGAGAATCTAAGCCAGTCGTGGATATTGTTACGGGAAAAAAATACAATTCCCTAAAATTAGCTTGTCAAGATATTTCAGAACCATATCCCCGTCACGTATTAAGAAATTATCACAACTCTAAACTTCAACGTTTTTTTTACATCAACGAGAATGGCAACGGATAAAAAATCATTCTTGATCTACTGCGATATAATTCACACGGTTGAGCAATTAACAGATGAACAAGCTGGTGATTTGTTTAAGCACCTTTTACGCTATGTCAACGACCTTAATCCACAAAGTGATAGCGTGATAACCAAGATTGCGTTTGAGCCGATTAAACAAGCCCTAAAGCGTGATTTGGATAAATACGAATCTATTAGGAAGCGGAACTCTGATAATGGTTCTAAAGGAGGTAGACCAACAAAACCAAAAGAAACCCAAACAACCCAACCCTTTCATCAGAAACCCAAAAAAGCCGATAGTGATAGTGGTAGTGATATTGTAATTGATAGTGTAAAACAAGAATACAAACTTGCGTTTGATTTGTGGGTTCAATATAAAAAAGAAAAAAAGCAAAAGTACACACCTACTGGAATTGCACAATTGATAAAGTCAGTTGAAACAAAATATACTCCAAAACAATTTACTGAGGTTGTTGAAAATTCAATTTGTCAAAACTATGCAGGATTGATTCCACCAAAAGAATATCAAAATAATACGAATACTCCACAAATTATTAACAGAAAAGTATTTTCTTTGGAAGATTATGACAACAGAACTTGAAGAATACATAATCGGTCAATTACTATTCTACGACCAAACTCGTGCAATGTTGCCGAGAATCAAATCACAATGGTTTGAAGACAACCTAAACAAACGCATTGTTGAATCAATGTTGGAGATGTACATTAACAACGATGAGATTGATGTTTTAACTTTGGGAAAGAAGTTTAGCCGTGCTGAGATGGTGACCATCGTCAAACTCACGCAGAATGTTTATGGTGTTCCAAACATCAGCAGTCACCTTCCAGCACTTGAACACAAGTATCTCAAAAAACAATTTATTGAGAACATCACCAACTTGGATTTGACTTCGGACTTGAAAGAGATTCTCACTAATGTTCAAACAATGGTTGACAACACGAAGTTCACAACCATCAATGATCCCGTGCAGATTTCATCAGTTACCAACAAGACCGTTGATGCTATTATCGAAGCGGTGCAAAGAGGTGACAAGCTCACGGGAAGACCAACGGGATGGGCAGGACTTGACCGAGTATTGGGTGGATGGAACAACGGTGATTTGATTGTAATGGCTGCAAGACCTGGTCAAGGTAAAACGGCACTCGCTTTGTCGCTGATGTATGACTTCGCCAAGATTGGTGGAAAGGGATTGTTCTTGTCGCTGGAGATGAGCAACGAGCAACTTGTAAAAAGATACTTGTCGCTGATCACCGACCTTGCCAATTGGAAGATTCGCAATGCAAACCTTCGGGAGTTTGAAGTTCAGCAATTAATCAATTCAGCCAACAATCAGACGGTTCAATTCTACATTGATGACGATCCAAATTGCAGTATCCAACAAATCAAAAGCAAAGCCAAGATTCACAAAGCCAAACACGGACTTGAACTTTTGGTGATTGATTACATCCAGTTGATCAAAGGAACAAAAACAAACAGGGAACAAGAGATTGCAGAAATATCCCGAAACCTTAAATTGCTTTCGAAGGAACTAAACATAACCGTGATAGTGTTGGCTCAGTTGTCACGCAAATGTGAGGAGAGAGCGGATAAAAGACCTATGCTGAGCGATATCCGTGAGAGTGGAAGTATTGAGCAAGATGCGGATGTTGTGATGTTCCCATTCCGCCCGGCATACTATTCAGGTGAGAAGCTCCAGCACGAAGAAGCGGAACTAATTATAGCAAAGAATCGTCACGGTGAATGCTACACAATACCAACGACATTCATCGGTGAACGCACAAAGTACGAAGAACGACTATGAAAACAATAACTATAACTCAAGAACAATTAAAAACGCTAATGGTACAATCCTATTCATACGGATGGCACGATGGACAAGATGCAATCATTATGAGAATTGAGCACATTGATAAAGGTGGTGATGAACTT